TGCCAATAAAATAACATTAAATGCGGGCGAATCTTTAGGTATGGCTTGTAGCATTTGCACCATTTGAGTCATTTCTAACTCTTTAGCCATAATGCCCATAGTTGAGTATGGAATAAACTTGTAATCACTTACAGGGTATCTGTCTATATCAAACTGAATCTTTCTCCACATACACTTATTAATCATAGGGATTAAAAAGGTGTTTTGAAAGTTCATTAGTGTGCGTTTTTGGCGTTTAATACTAGCTGACTGCATCATAGACATACCAGAAGCAGTATCTTGCTGTCCAGCACCACTATCAGCACTACCAGTACCCATTTGAATCATGTTTTGTAGGCTTGCTACTTGGTTGAAAGTAGATGGGTCTGTCGTTCCCATATCAAGTGGCATAATTGCTTCTCTTGGAGAGCCATTAGTTAGTACAGTTTTACCCGGTCTAACCTCAAATTTGATACCTCTAGGTAGTCTTGTCGCATCAGCAGCCATCATAGGCGTTGTTGTGAGTGCTAAAGAGTCAATTCTTGCTCTCATTTCAGCATCTAAAGCCTTTTGTGGGTTATATCCCTTTTCACAAACACCTCTACCCCAGAACTTATTAGGCACAATGTCGTGTTGGTACGATATAAACGGTCTATCGTTCATCATAAAAGCGTTTTCTTCTACTCTGAGAATAAACTCGTCATTACAGATAGTAACCACAGCTTCGACCAACTCGTCAGACTTTTTATATTCAAAATCGTCTTTATCGGCTTTTGGTTTTAGGAAGCGTTTAGGTACTTTACCCCAATATTCAGTAATTTTGACAGAGTCAGACTCGTCAGCACTCTTTGTTTCAGGGTCGTAGCTAATTCTTGTGGTTTGATAGTCACCATCAAGCGGTACATCTCTGTATATACCAGAGCGTATGCCTTCTACAACATGGTATCTTGGTTTAATAACTTCGTGAGCAACACCTAGAGCCTCATTAATTGAGTTAGCACTAGGGTCAATTAAAAATTCTTTAGGACTAATAGGTTCAATACGCACATCAATGGACGGGATTTCCACTAACTGACGAGTGGTGGTAAGAGTGCCTGCGACTGGCACTTCAGAGGGGGAGCGTTCGATTGTTCTATCGACAACTATCTTACCAATTCCCGTTCCATAGATTGCCCCATTCAAAAAGACTTCACAAACAGCATCCTTACATCCTGTTTTTTCTAAATCTTCTTGTAACAAGTTGCGAATATACTCAGCTTCACTAGGGTCTTGGTCTAAATAATCATCTTGGACATCAAACCATTTTCCTCGTCCAAAAGTTGCTTCTTCTAGTTCTGCTACAGATGACTCAACAGCCTGCTGTAAAGCAGGTGCTATAAGTCTTGATTTTTCTGATTGTCTTGTTCTGTCCTCTTGTAGCCATATACCACGCCACAAACGGTAATATTCATCCCATTGAGGGATGTAGTTTATATCTCTATGCGTACGCCATGTTTCAAGGCGATAATTAAGCCAACTGGCAAGTGCTTGATATTTGGTTTCTTTGTCCATAAAGGTGTGAGATGTCCTTAAAAAAGGTTTCCTATATTATACCAGAAAAATAGCATAAGATTAGGGTTTGTGGCTTATAAAGAGAAAAATATTCTACAATTAGTGATATTTACGAGGTTTTTTTTCTAAATCCACTAAATTATCAATAATCATTTTACAAATAGTCATATCAACCATTTGCGAATTGCTAAAAGATTCGTAATCCATATCTTCAATCATATTGGCAATAATCTGACAAGCAAGTTGGTATCTTGTGTCTAAATCTTCACCCATTTCAGAGTAAACAAGTATCTCATCTATTTCTTCTTCACTCATATCATCAAAATTTATATCATCTACATCCATATTAATATCCTGCTATAGCATCTGTAGGTTGCCAATCATCATCTAGTTCTATACTGTGAGCAAAGTCTGCAACTGATACTTGGTCAATATAGGCAAGAGCATCCAGCAAATCGTCATGTGCTAGGCGATTAGGAAAATCGAGCATCTGATTGGTAAAAACACGCCAATCTTTATCTGGGTTAAAAGTAATCTGTCCATGTTCCATGCGACCTTGTAAAGCCCATGTAATTCTATCGTTCTTCTTCTTACCGCCATGCCTGAGTTCTATAATGGACACCCATTTACCCTCAGTTCTCATCTCATCTTCCAAATAAGGCAAAATGGCATTCCTAAGTGAGCCTGTTTCTATACCTACGGTAGCTGACTCTACAATCAAAGCAGACTTTAAAATCTTTTTTGCTGTCTCTTTAATATTCCAACGACCATGTAATATGTCTTTAACCCACCACTTATCTCTATCTATCTTAACAATCGCAATTGCTGTTTCGTCTAACCTAGAACGCTTAAGATTTCTTTCTTGTTCTACGCTTTCATAACCAGCAGGGTCGATAGCAATCACATAATTGCCTTCTTCTGGCTCATCTTCTAGCTTAAACCACTCTTCTTTAAAAATACCACCAGAACTGGTCTCAAAAGAAGCNTCAAACTCTTGTCTGAAGGACATAGAGGACATTGTTTTCTTAGAAGCCTCAATCTCTTCACTTGGCAAGAAAGGATTATCTGTCGAAGTAAACTGGAAAGCATCCCAATCTTCATCTTCTAAGGCATCACGATACAAGTCAAAGAAATGGTTTTTTCCTGCTGGCGTTCCTATAAACAAAGCACCACCACGAACATCAGCAAGAGTAGGGCGAATAATCTGTTCCCATACTATTGGCTTCATAGAAGCATACTCATCNAGCACCACATAAGACAAACCTACACCACGAAGTGTTTCTGGTCTATCAGAACCTTTGAGATATATCTTACGACCATTGACTAAAGTAAGAACTGCTGTATTTTCGTATGCTTGGACTATCAGGTCTTTACCTAATTCCTTAAGCATAGCCCACATAATATCTTTAGCCTGCTGAAAAGTAGGGGCAATATAGAACACATCCTTACTATCAGACTGTATTGCTTTTATCAATAATATCCAAGCAGATAAGTAGGACTTACCAAATCTACGACCAGCAGCAACTATTTTAAATCGTTTATCGGAATGAAAGATTTTTAACTGAGCAGGGTGTAAATCAATGTTTAACTCAGCCATACTATTGCTTAATGAAAATTTTGAAAATCATCCATTGTTATTGTAGAATTTTTTACTACTAAATCAGAATTCTCTATAAACCAAGAAATCCTATCATTAATTTCTGAAACATCTGTTTTTAATAATTTTGAAAGCATAATTAAAGATGTTGTATATCGTTTATCAATATCATCACCGCCAATAAACATTCCTTCGGTTTCCATGTTCATAAATAAGGGTCTCTTATAGTATCTTCTGAAATATTTTTTTCAAACCAAAGATTCCATTTTTTTTCATGACTTCTATCATTAATATGGTCAATATCCCATTCATACAAAGGCTCACCAGTATCTTTAAATTTTGCAGAAAGCAATTCAAAGGTGTTTACATAATAATTGTCAGTAAAATAAAACAAAGGTTTTTTAATATTGCTTGGTTTTATTCTTTCAGGTTCATAAGAAAGTTTAGTCATTAAATTTCTCCATCATAGGTGAAGTATCTATCGTAGCCACTACTTCGTCATCACTTTTTTCTTCAGGCTCTACAAGTTCAGCTTTATCATACTCACTCGCTTTCTGCTCTATAGACTCGATAGAAGCCACATTAATAATAACTTGAGCATCATTCTTCATACGATTAGGGTCTACTGCTTTATGNACAGGCAAAATCCTATCCATACACATCTTCAAACAATGTACATCTCCATCCTTTGCTTTCTGGAGAACAGTNGCTACAATCTCTTCAGCATTCTCACTCATCAATGCTTGAGCCAAAGCAGTATATTTATTAACAGAGCCTTTAGGTCTACCCGCAGGGTTTAAAGAAGGCATCCCTTTATAGAGAGCAGGATTACCTTTTCTTTTGGTTTTCTCTTTTTTTGACATGCCCTATATTATACCAGATTTACACTATTTAATTAGACTGGGTATACCAAAATAACACTTTTTATATTTCCCGTGGACAATAGTCATTTTTTCCTTTTAAATCAGGCTTTTTTTATTTTAGGATTATTGCTTATAAGGGCTAAAGTATAGCATTTAGATATACTAGAAGTAGTTTAGATGGTGTTTTTTAGGGTTATTTATTGGAATTTGGTTTTTTGTGGGAGGGGTGGTATATAAATATATCTTAGCGTTGAATGAGCCTCCCCCCTGTGCCTATCCATAGCTATATAATAAAGAACAAGCCTTTACCTATATACCAATACGCCTATATATCAAGGGCTTATAAACATTATAGCTAGTATTAATGAATCAGAATAGAAATAAATAAGAGCGGGATAGTAAATTTTTATCCATTTCAAAGTATCAAATACGCCCAATAATAAACTATTATTCTATTACTATATATTCTACTATCTTTATATTAATTAACTACATACGGGGGATTTAAGCGGACATCCAAACACTTCTATTATTAAGGTGTTTATATTCTTATCTTCAGGGCTTTATATCTTCTATTTAAGGGGTTATTATTTTAGATTTAAGCGAAGTATCACAGACGAAAAAAAACCCCCTAAAAAGGGGGCTTAATTATTAAAGAATGTTTATTAAATTTCTTGTAGTTGTTGGGCTATTGCTATGCCTTCATAACACGCTTTACCAACGCCCATATGATGACCACCAAATTGTCTAGCAGTTGCCTTTAATTCCTTCTCTAAACTATACAAGCGCCCAAACATAATAGCTTTGTCATCAATCAATTTAATTTCATTGATACAGTTTTCTATATATTCTTTTTGAGTTCTATAGTTCATATTATTGGCCTTTATCAACATCAATAATTTCATGTATCTTAACAGCAAAATTACTCCAACCTTCAAACCTTACAGTTGGCATATTAGTATCACCCCAAAAACCATTAACTTTACGCCAAACAGCTTTATTGCTATTTCTAGTTGGTGCTTTAAATTTGATTATGTCTCCTACTTGTATTGTTTCCATGTTATTACCTCTGTTTTTGTTTAATGAGATTATATCATACCACCCAATATATCAAAATGCAATACTTTTTTTTATGTCTACAATATAACCCCTTCAAGGGATTGAGTTAAATGCCCTTATGATTAATTATATTAGATTGATATACCATTTATAAGAGTACAAAAAAACCCCCAATTAAGGGGGCTTATTGTTTAAGTGTTATTAGTAATCTTGCCATTGACCAACTATACCATTATCTTTAAAGCTATCTTCAAGCGGTTTTGAAAAGTCTATTATTTGTACCCTTGTTTTAGTTGCTTTAAAAACATCTTCGAAATAATTACACATATATTTTGCCTCTTTCAAGTTGTCACATTTAGTAGATAAGATGGTTTCATCTTTATCGCCTTTAGGTATTCCCCAAACTATATATTCTTTATTCATAATATCCCCCTTTAAGCAGTTTTTTCAGTTTCAAGGAAAGCCATATCACACCATATAGAATCCCAAAAATAATCAACATTTTCTTTATTTTGCTCTATTAGGTAAGTGGTGTAATACATCATAAAAACAGCCTTATTTGTTTTGACTTGCTCAAAGCCAGTATAGTAAGAATGAAAACCATCATAGCTTTGTGAGTTCTCATCAAGCCAGTCAACAAAATCAATATCATGTTTTAAACTTGCTATTAACTCATTAACTTTAGTTGTGCTTATCCTTGCAATAATTTTGTCAGTTTCAAAATTATAGTAATCAGGGCTGTCAATTCCTACATAACCAATACTGAAAGGAATTATCTCTTTAAAGTGGTCAAGCCATTGTTGGGCGTAATCTTCCTGCATGGTATTAATGTCAACTGTATCAATATCATCCTCATCAACATCATAATAGTCATCTTCGTCAAAATGATTCGCAATGACTGAATTAACTATATGGCTGTGAACTGATTCATAAAAACCACCAAAGTTAATATTAAACTCTATTACATTTTTATTATCTTTTTCCATTTGTTTATACCTCTATTTTTATTTAATGAAATTATATAATACCATGAATATATCAACTTAGTATACTTTTATTTAAAAAAAATATTTGAGGCTTAAAACAGTAATATAATAAAGCCTATCAGCTATAAGCCTATAATATAAGGCTATAGGGCTATAAGCCTATACGCTAATACGCTTATAAGACTATACGATAATACGATTATAAGACTAAACGAATATATCAACTTGACATACCAATAACAAGATGATAAGATGCCTATAATTGTTAAGGGTTTGAATAAACTTAATAATAGTAATATAATTAAATGATAATGATAATATAATTAAATGAGGTGTAGATATGAGTTTTGTCTTAGGTATAGATGAATGGGAATATGGCGTTGTTTCTGATTGTTGTAATGCAGGAATGTATATCAATGGTATTTGCTCAGAATGTAAAGACCATTGTTTTCCAATTGTTGAAGATGAGGAGGAAGAATAATGAGTAAAGTTTATGAAGCAGATATTATTGATGACTTACAAGGCAATCTTGAAGTCGCTAATAGCACTATCCATGAATGGGAAACTAAAACCCAAGAATTTAAGAGTTATATACAAGGTCTATACATAGATGTATATAGTCAAGATGAATTTACTAGAAGGGTAGATGCAATTTTTAATGAGGTTTATAAGGAGTTACATAATGAAGGATGAAAAAAATATAGTTTGGGAAAGAATGGATAAAGATTATGGGATGGGAACTGAACTTGGATATAGTCTTTTAGATGATTTAGGATTTGAAACAAAAGAAAATCCAAGTCGTGAACATTTTGTAGGTATACTATCCACTTTTTTTAATTGCTTGTATCATTTACAAAA